AAAACCGCCTGTCTTGAAAGGTAATTTAAATGGGTATAACTACTATTAATTTAAGATCAGCAGTTAGTGATTTAAAAAAGAATATAAATACTAATATAGAAAAAGAACTTAGAGCTAGAGCTTTAAAAGCATTTGCTGATGTTAAACTAATGACACCTGTTGATACTGGCCAAGCTAGAAATAGCTGGTATATTGGTTATACTGAAAAATATTTTAAAGGTAAAGAAGGAAGTAGCTCTAACATACAAATTTTAACACCTAAAAATAAACCACAAGAAATTATTGTAACAAATGGTGTAACTTATATTCAATTTTTAAATAATGGACATTCAAAACAAGCGCCTACAAAATTTATAGAAAGTGCTTTTAAAAAGTACTTTGATGAAGTTACTGTTGAAGTAACTGACGGATAATTAACCGAGTATAGATATAATATTATATTAACTTTATAGGATTAACACATGGCTGTTAAACTAAACATTACTACTAATGTTACAGGCCAGGGACAGATCACTAAATTAAATAGTGGTTTAACAAAATTAAGTACACAAGCATTAATTGCGAAAAAAAGAATAGGTAGTTTAGAAAGAGCTGCTGCAAAATCAAGAGCAACTTTTTCTGCACTAGGAACAACATTAAAAGTTGGTGTAGCTGCATCGTTAGCCGCTGTAACTTTTGGTCTTGGAAAATTTGTTAAAGATACATTTGCTGCAGGTAGGTTAACTGAATCACTTCAAGTAAGATTTAAACTATTATTTAATTCAGTTGAAGAAGGATCAAAAGCATTTGAAGTAATGAACAATTTTGCTTCTAAAGTACCTTTTTCTCTAGAAGCTATTGCTGCAGGTTCTGGTAATTTAGCTGTTATAACTGAAAATGCAGATGATTTAGGTAAAATATTACAAGTAACTGGTAATGTTGCTGCAGCCACAGGATTAGATTTTAGACAAACTGCTGAACAAATACAAAGAGCATTTGCTGGTGGTATTGCTGCCGCTGATGTATTTAGAGAACGTGGTGTTAGAGCTATGTTAGGTTTTGAAGCAGGAGCAAAAGTTTCAATAGAAGAAACAAGAAAAAGATTTTTTGAAGTATTTGGTAATGGTGGACAATTTTCTACAGCAACAAAAGATTTTGAACAAACATTAGAAGCACAAGTTTCATTTGTAGAGGATGCTTATTTTAGATTTAGACAAGCGGCTGCGCAACCATTATTTGCGGGTGTTAAAGCACAGTTAGTAGAATTAGTTGGTAATTTTAAAGAAAATGATACTCAATTAAAAGCTATGGCTAAAACAATTGGAGAGGGTTTAGCAAAAGCATTTGAAAATTTAGGTAAATTTGTAAAAACAGTTATTGAAAATTTTGATAAAATTACATTAGCTGTTAAAACATTTATTGCTTTAAAAGTTGCAGGTTTTATAGGTGGTTTAATTTCTCAATTTATTTTATTAACTACAGCTATAAAAGGGGCAACATTTAGTATTGCTACTTTAAATATTGCTTTACGTGCTAATATAGTTGGTATTCTTATTACTGGATTACAAGTAGCTGCTATTGCTGTTATAGCGTTTAAAGATGAATTATTAGCTGCATATAATTTTATTAAAGATTTTTTTATTAAAACTATTAAATCTGCAGCAAAATTTGTTTTAAATTTAGCTTCGAAGTTAAAATTATTTCCAACTGTTGCAGAAAATGCTGCTGAAGGAGCAAAAATAATTGGTAATGAATTAGAAAATATGAGAATAGAAGCAGATCAAGTTGTTGCTTCTTATACAAAATTAACAAGAAAACAAAAAGAATTATTTTCAGGAGCATCCCACAAGGCATATTCTCCTAAATTTTCAGGTACAAACGCTCCTAATATTATGGGAGAAGCACAAAAACAAGCGGCAAAAGCAGCTGAAGAATTAGCTTTAAAAAATATGGCTATCAATGAACGAATTGATTTTATGAATAGACGTATGATTATTGATGAAGCCAAAGCAAGAACGGCTGCACAAGAAGCCACAAATAGAGCTGTAGAAGAGTATAGAAAAAAATTAGCTTTTATAGGAATTGAATCTAAAGCAATTGCAGGAATTATTAGTAATTCTTGGTTAAATGGTATTAGAGAAGGTAATTCATTATTAGAAATAACTAAAACAGCATTTAAAAATGTTTTTGTTTCTATATCCGATATGTTAGTTAAAAGATCTGCTGAACTATTAATTGAAAGATTATTTATACAATTTGCTGATCAAAAAATTATTAAACAAAGACAATTAAATGCTGAAGTTAGTAATCAATCTAATCTAATGAGTACTATTTTATCCAAAGGTAGTGGAATAATGCAAAGTATTGGTGGAATATTTAGTGGTGGAAAAGGATTTGGAAATATACTTGGTAGTATAGGTAGCTTCTTTAAATTTTCTGATGGTGGTATTGTTCCTGGTGGTGCTCCATATACTGATAGGGTACCTGCTATGTTAACACCTGGAGAGGTTGTTATACCTAGAAATAAAACTGATAATGCAATGGGATCAACTAGTATAACAAATATTAATATAAGTGGTAATGTAGATCAAAGATCGATTGATCAAATTAAAGCTGTAATATCACAATCATCCGCTGAAGTAGGTGGTGCAAATAGAACGTTTCAAAGAAATTCACAAGGTGTAAGAGGAAGAGGTAGATAATGGCAACAAGTTCAATATTCAAATATGCTAATGACATATCAATAAATAGAGCCGCTCCGTCTGCTAGATCTGTTAGTACTGGCGGTTATGCAAGAACGCATAGATTAGGCCCAAGTATTATATCATTAGATGTAGATCTTCCTATTTTATCTGAAGAACAATATTTAGAAGTTGAGAATGAATTATTTTCAATAGATGATGGTATTAAATTTTTAACAGCTAATATAAGTTCAAATAATGGTAATAATATTATGTCAGGTGTTACTACACCTTTAGCTACAGGTTCTACTAGTATTCAATTTTTAACTACAGATTATACAAGTTTAAGAACAATTGTTTTATGTAATTTACAACCTAATGTTGAAAAAATATTTAAAGTAGGTGATTTTATACAATTTGCAAATCATGCTAAAGTATATCAAATATCTAAACCTATAAATGAATCTGGATCTTATTTTAGATCAAGTAGTGGTGGAACATGTAAGGTTAGATTATCTACACCATTATTATCTGCTATAGGTTATAATGGATCTGCATCAAGTGGATATACTAATTCATTTTATATTGTTAATGGTAAAGGTGATAATGCAGAAATGGTTGAATATGATTTTGATGATGGTACATTTTCAAATCCTACTCCTCCTGCTGTATTTCCTACAGGTATATTTACATTTGTAAATGCAGGTACAAATACACCATATCAATATAATGATGGTACTCAAGCAATTGTTCATATTCCCCCAGGACTATTTACAGTTACTGATATTGCAAGTTATTTAGATGCTTGTGCTAATGGTACAGCTGGAACTTCTGGGTCGTTTGGAAATATATCTCAATCTAGAGCAGATCAAAACAATAAGTTAACACAAGTTGTAGCTGGGGTTTCATCTACAGGTGTTGGGCCTCCAAATGATAAATTACTTTTTTCATTTATATTACCAAATGTAAGAGTTCAATTAACTGCAGTATCTTACACTGGTGCTACATTAACTAATGAAACAGTTTTACAAACTATAACAAATCCATATAGAAATGGTTTAATTACTTTTAAAAATTCTGATGGTACAACTTTAAAAGATAGAAATGGTAATGATGTAACAATTGTTTTACCTTCTTATTTACAAAATGCTTTACAAATTTATAACTATATTAACAATACAATATTAGCTACAAATTCTACACATGTATTGAAAACACATAATATTATTAAACAAGTAACTTCTCCTACAGCCGCTTTCCCTGAAGTTTTTGGTGAAACTGAAACTGATCACGTAGGACATTTTACTTTACAATTTGGGCCTGAGTATGGAGATATAACAATGGAATTAACTACCTCAACTGGCCCTGTTGCAGTTAATTATAATCCTATTACAAAATTAAGAGATGTAGTTCAAGCTGTTCATCCTTCTTCAAATCAAATTGAAATAGATAATCCAATAGAAACATATAGTGTTGGGGATTATTTACAGCCTACTAGTAGTTTAGTATCAACTAGTGATGTTCAAAGAATATTAAGTATTTTTGTTGATCCAATTTTAAATATAGCTTTTATTGATTTTGATACATCTTTTAATGCAACTGTTGGATCTGCTTGGAGTAATGCTTCAGGAAGTAATACAATTCAAAGACATTTAAATACAGCAACTACTACAACTACAACAGGTCTTATTCAATTACTTGATACTTATCAAACAAGTACTTTAAATATTGCTAATTTTACTACAGTTAAAACTGGCCCTGATGTTAATTTAAAATTAATGTTAACTAAAAAACCTGCTGTAACTATTATACCTAAAAATGAAACAGAGAATTTATATAAATATGATAAATTTGAATTTCAGGAGGTATTATAATGGTTAGAAGTATTAGTAATAACTATACAGCATCTGAAGGTGGATATCCTATACAACTTATAGCAATACAACCTGATAGTGATATTAAAAATGCTTTACATTTAAATACATCTTCAAAAAGATTAGAATTTTATTATGATTCTAATTATCGCACATTTTATCCTGGTGCAGGAGTTTTAAATTTAACTGCTGTTGAAGAAACAAAAGATGTTAAAACAAATCAAATAACTATAGAATTAAATGGCGTTCCAAATACAATAATTCCTGTTTTAAAAAATTATAATGGTATTGGTGGTATAGTAACTATATGGCAAGGTTGGATGAATGATGATTCTGATTCAGTTAATGAATCTACTGATTATCCATATACTGGTGTATATATAAAATGGAAAGGTGTAATATATTCTCATTCTGTTAATGAAGAGAATCAAGAGTTTGGTAAAATTAAAATAAGTTTAGAATGTAAAAACATATTAGGTACTATATTAGATAGTACAAACGGTAGATTTACATCTGATAGTTCTTTTAAGAAAACTTCTGCAGGTGATAGATCTATGGAATTTGTGTCAGCAATGGCAACATTTAATCCTAAATTTGGTCAAGAATAATGGAGAATAAATATGAATATAAGAATAGCTAGTAAAGAAGATATTAAAGATGGTATAAAAGAAATAATTGAAGCGGTAAAAGAATTTCCCGATTTTCATGTAAAAGGTTTAATTGTAACTAATCAATACTATGAAACTTTAATAAATTTATGTATGCAAAATGGTAAAATTATTATTGCAAAAGATAATAATAAAATAATAGGATGCATTATGGGTTTAATAAACGGTAATGTGTTTACTGCAATGAATGAACTTGTAACAATTGTTACATGGGTTCATAAAGATAAAAGAACATCATCTGCATTTTATAGAATGTTTAAAATGTATAAAGATGAATTTACAAAATTAAAACAAAATAATAAAATTGATAGGGTCTTAATGGCTCAATTAGCTAATGATAAAACAAATATTAAGTTTGATAAGTTAAATTTTAAATTGATTGAAAAAACTTACGAATGGAGATAATATATGGCAGCTGCTGCACCTATTATTGGGGCAATAACATCTAAAGGTATTGGAGGGGCAATTCTTAGATTTGCTTTATCACTTGCAGTATCATATATTACACAAAAATTATTTGCACCTGATATGCCAGGTGTTGAGGGTGGTGCTGGTTCAGGTAAAGATCCAGGTGTTAAACAAAGGATACCTTCAGATCCATCTAATAAACTTCCTGTTGTTTATGGTCAAGATAAAATACATGGATCTATTATATTTGCAGATATAACTAGTGATAATAAAACAATGGCTTTTATTATTGCTTTATGTGAAGGCCCAATTAATAAAATAGGTACATCTAATTATGGCACTAACAGCGGTATATATTGGGATGACTATGAATTATCTTTTGACTTAGCTGGAAACGTTATTAATGCTACTCATGCTGATGGCGGAACTGATAGCTGGTTAAATGGTAATTTAAAAATTGTAAAATACCCAGATGGTGGAAGATGTTTAGATATGGAAACCTTTAGTTCTAAATGGAATTCAGGATCACAAAATAGGCATTTACCAGATGTTGCATATGCATATGTAGAATTAAATTATGATAGAGAAGATAATGTTACAGGATTAACTAGCAAACTAGGTTTTGAAGTTGAAGGTAAATTAATTAGAACAATTAGTTCGGCTCCAAGTTTAAATGGGCCAACGCCAACAACAACAACTATACAAGGTTCTTTAGCTAATCCTAATATTTTTGATACTTCAGTTAAATTTGCAAATTTTTCAGGGTATCAACTTTGGCATTGGGTTAATCCATATAATGGTGGAGTAAATTATAATTACCCTCATTCTTATGTTGCTCCTGGAGGAACATATAATATTATAGATTTAGGCCCTTCATCAGATCCAAATGCACCTTATGATTTAAATGATTATATTACAAACGGTGTTACACCAACAGGTTTAGGTACTGGTGGTGAAGTAGAATTTGATTTTATTAATGTTGGGGAACAATATCATTTATCTAATGGAAATCTTACAAATTTTACACCTAATAGCTATGTCGATAGCAATGGTGTTACACAACCAGATGATGGTAGAAGATTAATTAATGCTATACATTTTAAACAATGGGGTAATAATTATTCTAATTCATTTTTTAATAATGTATCTGGTAATGAAGAAACAAGAGTTTGGATTGAATATGTTTACTCAGATGCTATTTTAGGTGTTACAAAACATTATATAGGTTTAAGCACGATACAGTTTACACCTACTGGAGGAATTTATGCTAATTACACTGAAGAAGATTATGGGCAATTATTAGCAAATAGACTTAATTTATCTTTAGTTCCTAACTTTTTTGAAAGTTTAGCACCCGATGGTTTAAAACAAGTTGGTATAAGAAAATTAAGAGATATTACTGCAGCCGATTCTAATGGAGTTTTACCTACTTATCAATATTCACCTAGACAACAATATTTTACAGCTAAAATACCTCAAACTGTTCAAAGAACATTATACGGAACTTATTCAACTAATCCAGCCGAATGTTTAGCTGATTACTTAACTAATAAAGTTTACGGTTGTGGTCAATCTATTTCAGATAATGATTTAGATTTAGACACATTTTATGCACATAAAGTATTTTGTGATACTTCAGTTACACATAATGACCCTGATGGTAATTCTGTAACAAGCAAAAGATATCAATGTAATGGATATGTAAATACAAATGATTCTAAAGATTTAAATATTTCTGATATTGTTAGTAATTCACAATCTATATTTAGTTATACATTAGGTAAATTTCAAATGCTTTCTGATACAACTGGATCAATTTCTTATGGTGGATCAAATAATGATTTTGATGAAACTAGTATATATGGTGATGTTACTGTAGTTAATGATGGTTTTAATTCTACATTAAATGAAATGAATTTACAATTTAAATCTAAAATAAATGAATATCAAGACGATCAAGTTTTTTTAGAATATGGCAATAAATATTTTAATGAACCTGTATTATCTAAAGATTTAACTTTAAAATTTATTAATACAAATGTTGAGGCTCAAAGAATTGGAACTGTAATAATGAATAAGTCTAGAAGTAATAAAATTATTTCATTTAAAACAGATACAAGAGCCGCAAATTTACAAGTTAATGATATAATAAGTGTTAAAGGTACTTATTATAATTTAGATAAAAATAGTGTATTTAGTCATAATTTTGTAACTAATACTTCAAATGGTTCAACAAGTAATGCTATAGGAGAATATGTTGTAAAAGTAGATTCTAATCAACCTTATATTTATGAAGATACACAAGAAGAAGCTAGGTTTTATGTTCCAGGTACAGTAGCTGGTTACGAAAAATTATCAAATTTTTATAAAGATTGTATTAATGGACAATTTTTTGATTCAACAGGTCAGCTAACAGATGCACAAGTTAAATTAAATAATAAACTTGGTGAAATATTTTCATTTGTATCTTGTGAATTAGATACTGTATCATCATCTTATGGTTTTTATGGTGCAAAATTAACATTTTATGCTAACGATATAATTTCTGGTGGTATAAAAGAAGATTTTCAAATTGATGTAATAACAAACATTTTAAATTCTACATGGGGTTCATTAAATGTTATTAATACTGCATCTGAATTAGGTAGTTTATTTAAAATAAATAGTATTTCAGAAACAGAATTAAATGGTGGTCTTCAAGGATATTTTATAACTGCTCAAGAATATAATGCTAATGATTATACAGTTGGTACATTAACAGCTACTGCTGCTGCACCACCTATATCATCTACAAGAGGTTATCAAAATTTAGGAGTTGCTACAAATTTAGTTTTAAATAATACTTTCCCTTCTGCAACTACACCTTATATTGATGTAAGTTTTACTATGCCATCTAAAAATAATGTTGAAGGTGTTGAAATATATTATGGTAGTGGTGTAAATACTCCAGAAGCAAGTAGAATTTTAGTTCAAACTTTTTCTGCTCCTACTGGTAATTATGCTGGCGGATCAACTCAAAATTTTAATATACAAAATATACCTACTACAACAGATTTATATATTTGGGTAAGATTAACTAATTCATTTTCAAGAGGTGCATTTTCTACAGGATTAACTATTGGTAATTGGAACCCAACTACTAATATAACAACAATAGGTAATAATTCAATTGCACCTGTTTTATTAGGTTTTGATTATAATCAATATAGAAATTTAATTATTAACGGAGATTTTTTAATTCATCAAAGAGGATCTTCATCTACTACTAGTGCTAATCCAGGTTATCTTTTAACAGATATGTGGTATTCAGATATTAATAATTCTGGAACTTGGGTACATTCACATTCTAATGATACACCAAATAATACAGTATTAAGTAGATCTTATAAATTAGAAAATACAACAGTACCTACTTTAGGTGCTAGTTCTAAATTTAAATTTAAACAAATTATAGAAGGACAAAATTTACAAAAATTAAAATATGGTACAACTAATGCAGAAGATATAACTGTAACTTTTTGGGTTAAATCTAGCAAAACAGGTAACTATATTTTTGATTTATACAATCATGATGATAATAGACATATAAGTAAATTATATACTATTGATAATGCAAATGTATGG